GCAGACCCGTCAGGTCAAGTGGATCTCCCGTGCCGATCAACTGAAGAACGGTTCCCGCCCTTCCGCTTACATTCACTGGGGTCTGCCTGCCACCGTGCTTGCCGCTCAATTCTCTGAGACCCATGCCCTCGACGTGGCACGGTGCCCCATCAGCGGCTGGCGATCAACTCAGTGAGGGACTCACCCTGCCCCCTGCGTTCGTTCGTGCTACAATTCTCTCAGTTCAACCAACCGACTCCAATGGCACTCTACTCTCAGGCAACCGACCTCAAGACCCGCCAGACCGTATGGGTCTCCCGCAATGTCGTTAAGGGTCGCCCGCAACTCAACTCTCACCGTGAGGATGCTCCGGGCAACTCCCTGTCAGATGCCGGGGTGGATGGTCTGACCGCTGCCGAACTCTCCGGACTTCATACCCCGTTCGTGGGTTGGCAGGGTCCGGGGCATCAGTTCTACTGTAACCCCGAAGCAAAGCGCCTGACCTGGTTGGCGTGAGATTCGTGGGGATGAGTCCCTCACCCTGCCCCCTGCGTTCGTTCGTGTGGGGGCAGTCTGGTCGTTCGTGGGGGGCAGTGCCCTTGGGGCGTCCTTAGGGGCGGTCGCCGCCGTATACGAAAACGCCTAACTACCCTAAGCTATAAACGACCCAAATCGACTTGTAAATATCACTCTCCTTAAAAATTTTCCGAATACTATATAATTTTGAAAAGGTCGCTTAAAATACATCGAATGAAAAAAAATTCCGGGGATATTTTTGAACCCATAGAGGTCGATCCAATTAGTGGTGAATACTTCATCAAAATTCCAGAGCAAATTATGAATGAACTCTCTTGGTATGAAGACACTCAAATATGCTTTACTCTTGAAGGAGATGAAGTAATTCTCGCAGAACGCACAGATTGACAATCGCTACATAATATTGTATGATAATGAAGTAACTACTTTCAATTATGGCTAAAGGATTTACCGTAAAAGCAAATGCCCCAGTGGCATCAAATAAAGAAGCAGAATGGGATTATGATCTTGCAAAGGAAATGGTACGTGGAAAGTCCATTGTTTTTTGCCTTCCGGGAAGAGGAGTCTCCTATACCTATCTAAAGAGCTTCGTTCAACTGTGCTTTGATTTAGTACAGTCCGGTGCAAGTATTCAAATTTCACAAGACTATTCATCCATGGTAAACTTTGCAAGATGCAAATGTTTAGGTGCGAATGTTCTTCGAGGACCTGACCAAATTCCTTGGGATGGAAAACTTCAATATGATTATCAACTTTGGATTGACTCCGATATTGTCTTTAATACTGAAAAATTCTGGCAACTTGTTCTGATGGATAAGGACATTGCTTCTGGATGGTATGCAACCGAAGACGGACATACAACCTCAGTGGCACACTGGATGGAAGAGGATGATTTCCGTAATAATGGTGGAGTTATGAATCACGAAACCGTTGAGTCCATCAGCAAGCGTCGTAAACCATTTACCGTTGATTATGCAGGATTTGGTTGGCTTTTGATTAAGCACGGAGTATTTGAACATTCCGAAATGAAGTATCCCTGGTTTGCTCCTAAGATGCAAGTTTTTGAATCTGGAGAAGTTCAGGATATGTGTGGAGAAGATGTATCATTCTGTTTGGATGCAAAAGAAGCAGGATTTGAAATTTGGTGCGATCCTCGTATCAGAGTCGGTCACGAAAAGACAAGAGTGATTTGATGTCTAACGAATTTTACAATATTCTTTGTAAAGGAAGAAAAATTTATTCAAATCTTTCTGAAGAAGAATATTTCAATATTATGGAGGATCTGTCAATCGAATTCTATCAGACAGGTTCTCCACGCCCTGAAGAACTTGAAACAGAAATTATAGGAGGAAACTAATGGCAATTAAAAAATCTTTGAGTGGTGGCAATACAGTTGAGTCTCGTCCAAAGAATACTCTGCAGGGATGTGGGGCTCATACAAAGTACTCTGCTACGTCTCGTAATAAAGCTCGCAAAAAGTACAGAGGTCAGGGTAAAGGATGAACTACATGGAAGTTTTTAGATGATATCATATAATCGAAGTGAAATTTTAAATTCAATTAAAAACTTAAAGACATACCTCAAACCCAGTGCTATTCCTGGTGCTGGTGTTGGGGTTTTTGCTTTAATAGATATTCCTAAAGACACTCTAATTTTTGAGGTTGAAAGAACAGATGATTATTTTTTTGAATATTCAGAAATAAAAGATATTTCACCTAACATTCAAAATTATATAATGGCAATGACGGATGGGGTAAAAGAAGGTTTTTATTTGGATGTTCCTGCCTTTAAGATTTATACTGCATATTATGTCAATCATTCTTATAATCCCAATGTCTTTTGGGATCGAAGATCTGATGAACTCTTCTCAATCAAAGACATTGAATGTGGAGAAGAATTGACAACATATTATAAACCCAATGAGAAAAATTTTTAAATGAATATTATCAATTTACCACCAAAAAAAGTTTGGATTCGTAAAGAATATCTAAGAGATCTTCGTGATGGACACGGAGAATATGTGAAAGGTTGGTGGGTGTCCATCAAATCAATCTGGGGAAAGTGTTTTTATTTCGAAACTTATATTCCAGAATATGGTGCTCTTTATGATAAATTACCAATCTCGGCATTTTTGAATTGGGAAAGTGACCATCACGAACATCCAAGAGAAATAAGTCCAGATCTACCAATCACTGATTTACAGTACTGGGATAGTTTTGACTATGACATTAGATTAATTGAAAAGCAGTTTTTATATACAATGTCTGTTGAGGTTAAACATCGTTCTGGTCATTTATCTGAAAATGGTAAATATTTGTTCACAATTGATTCCTATCATCCTGATCGGGACATTCCTGATATTTCATTTTCAGAATTTCCAGAAGAACATAAGTCACATAACTGTATCATTTTACCAAATGGACAAATTGGTCTTTACCCAAACAATCGTTGCAGATGGGTTGATGAAAGTTTAACTCCACCTACTCTTAAAAAACCCGACTTTTTAGTTTCTACCAGAAATTTTTCTGTAGAAAATGGAGGAAAGTGTCGATTGGGAAATACTGAAGAATATTTTTGGGAACATGAGAAAGAAAATAAATAACTTTTTTACTGGAATAATAATTGGAACAGTATTCAATGGGAACTCATCTCCTTTTGGAGGTGTATGATGTCAAATTTGACCTCTTAAATGATGTAATATCTCTTCAAGAAACAATGGAGAAGGGTATTAATAGGGCAAATATGACAATTTTAAACATTTTTTCTCATTGTTTTTCTCCTCAGGGTTGTACCATCGTCATTGCACTCTCAGAAAGTCATGTATCCTGCCACACCTGGCCTGAAAATGGTTGTATAGCAATTGATGTCTATACTTGTGGTGAAGGAAACCCGAAATTGGTTGCAAATGAATTACTCAAGTACTTAAATTCCGACAATTATAATCTTCGTGAAGTAAATCGTTAAATAGTATTAGGAGATAGAAACCTCCTTTATAAAAGTTCTGTTTTAATTTTAAAACAGGAGCTTCAAAATGCTATTCGAATCAGAAGAAAATCAAAAAAGACTCATTCAAGAAGTGGTTTATGATGCCGCACCAAAACATAATTTAAAAAAACAATTCGAACTACACGAAAAAATTCGCAATGATGATGACTATGATGATTGGTCATATGGAACAGAGCCAAATTATGGTTCTTCTTGGAAGTAAGTATAAATAAATAAAAAACTTTCATTCAATGGCAATTCAAAGGATATCCAGATCATTTAAAGATATCAGTTTATCCTTTGAACCACATCCAGTAACAAAGGATCTTCCGATACTGAAGAATGAAAATGCAATTCGCAGATCCGTAAGAAATATTGTAGAAACTATTCCAACAGAAAGATTCTTCAATTCTCTATTAGGATCTGATATTACAAGAAGTTTATTTGAATTTGTTGATTTTGGTACTGCATCAGTAATACAAAATCAAATTGAAATATCAATTAATAACTTCGAACCAAGAGTTAATAATGTAGAAGTTCAGGTGGATCCTATTCCGGATGATAATACATTTAATGTAACAATTATTTT